CCCGGCTGCGAATCCCCCAAAAAATCAAAAAGAAAAGTTTTAGCTGGTTCAATCTTGCTAAATCTTGCTAAATCTTGCTAAATCTTGATAATCTCAAAGCAAAAGGAAATTATAGGGCTATATGGTCATATTTTGGCTCGTATGAGTGTGTTTATATCATAGCGATATAATTCCAGTCTAATTAACTTAACGCTCACAGGAACGAAAATATAAGTTTTAAACGATATAACCACATTTAAAAGAAAGGACAATATGAAAACACAAAACGGTGGCAGACCCACAATTTTACCTAAGATGTATGAAGAACCGCTTTTTAGTCAAATCATTGATAAAATTGAATCAGGCTGTAATGACAGAGAAATCTACACCAGTTTGCATTGTTCTGCTAAAACTTTTAGAAAGTGGCGAGATGACAATATAAAGGCGTATGACGAAGCTAAAAGCATTGCTAGGGGAAATCTATTAGAACTAGCCGAAAGTGCCTTAGCGAGCAAACTGACGGTCAGAACGCTAAAAGAAACAGAAACAATCTACGACGCTGATGGAAACGTTGAAAAAGTAAAGGTTAAAGAAAAAGAGCTGGACAAAGATAGCTTAGTAGCAATGATGGTTGCTAAGGCTGGAAACCCTGAACTTTATAACCCTACTGAATGGCGGAGATTGCAACAGGAAGAATCAAGCGCTCATGACCTTAAAGCTAAAATTGAAGAACTTGACGACTATAAACTAAGTAAGTATGAAACACCAAAAATTGAAGTTCCGGAGGGGTTTGAATGAAATTAAAATGGGAATTCTTTTCATTAATGCCTAATGGGTTAATATGTAAAAGATGTGGTGCAGAAACCACTAGACGAGAATTAGAACGCTTTTAGAAAGAACAGACCATGTGTAGACATAATTTAACTATTTTAGAAAGAATTAGCGGCGGAGATTATCCATGTTACTTAGAGAAGTGTATCAAATGCCATAAGAAGTTCAAAGTTATTTATAACACATTTGGAAAAGATTTTCCTATTAGTTTGGAAGAAGTATAATATGTATTATTTAAATAAAATGTTGGAATACAACAAAGAAAACGGCATTATTATTAATAAGTACATTCGTAAGACTATTCAGAAGCAAATACGCATTCATAATAAGTATATTTATCGCTATGACCGTGTTACACAAGCTATTGAGTGGATACAAGACAACTTCTATTTGACTACTGGTAACCTGATGAAAATCGAGCTATTACCGCCACAAATTTGGTGGTATGAGTTAATGCTTGGTTATGATATGGTCGATGAAAAAGGCGTTCAGGTCAATCTAGTTAATGAAATTTTCCTTAATCTAGGGCGTGGTTCTGGTAAATCAAGTTTAATGGCTACGCGCGTGCTTAACTGGATGATTTTAGGCGGACAATATGGTGGAGAGAGCTTAGTTATTGCATACGATAATACACAGGCTAGACACGTATTTGACCAAGTTCGGAATCAAACGGAAGCAAGCGATACATTAAGAGTGTACAATGAAAACAAAATTTTCAAGAGTACAAAACAAGGGCTAGAATTCACTTCTTTTAAAACCACTTTCAAAAAGCAAACAAATGATACTTTACGAGCGCAAGGTGGTAACAGTTCACTAAATATATTTGATGAAGTTCATACCTATGGCGAAGATATAACAGAATCAGTCAATAAAGGTTCACGACAAAAACAAGATAACTGGCAAAGTATTTATATCACTTCTGGCGGACTTAAACGAGACGGTTTATATGATAAACTTGTTGAACGCTTCAAATCAGAAGAAGAATTTTACAATGATAGGTCGTTCGGATTGCTTTACATGTTAGAAAATCATGAGCAGGTCAAAGATAAAAAGAATTGGACTATGGCATTACCTCTTATTGGTCATGTTCCTAAGTGGTCAGGAGTTATTGAGGAGTATGAACTTGCGCAAGGCGACCCAGCGTTACAGAATAAGTTCTTAGCGTTTAATATGGGCTTGCCTATGCAGGACACAGCTTACTACTTCACTCCACAAGACACTAAACTAACAGAATTTAACTTATCTGTATTTAATAAAAATAGAACTTATGTCGGAATTGACCTATCCTTAATTGGCGATTTAACCGCTGTGTCGTTCGTTTGTGAGTTAGAGGGTAAAACTTACAGTCATACACTTACTTTCTCTGTACGGTCTCAATATGAGCAACTAGACACAGAACAACAAGAGTTGTGGACTGAATTTGTTGACAGAGGCGAATTAATCTTACTTGATACGGAATACATTAATGTAAATGACTTAATACCATATATTAATGACTTTAGAACCAAAACAGGGTGCAGACTTAGAAAAATCGGATATGACCCAGCACGCTACGAAATTTTAAAAGGGTTGATTGAGCGTTACTTCTTTGATAAAGACGGAGATAACCAAAGAGCAATTCGACAAGGTTTCTCAATGAATGATTATATCAAGCTGTTAAAATCTAAGCTAGTCGAAAATAAACTTATCCATAACCAAAAAGTTATGCAATGGGCTTTAAATAATACTGCTGTTAAAATCGGACAAAGTGGGGACTATATGTATACTAAAAAACTTGAAAAAGATAAAATTGACCCTACTGTTGCTTTGACAATGGCTCTAGAAATGGCAGTGTCAGATGAAGTATAATGTTGACACAGTTCGAGAAAGTGGTTGGTATAATAAAAAAGAATGGTTGGCTGTCCGTGATTATGTAAGACAACGTGATAAGATGACTTGCGTAAGATGTGGCGCATTCGGTGCTAAAAAATACGAAGTAGACCATATTATAGAACTAACTTGGGAAAATCTTGATGATTGGAAAATAGCGCTGAACCCTGATAACCTACAACTCCTTTGTAAGTCTTGCCATAACAAGAAGACAAGCGAGTATAAACGTGGGAAAGGTGTGAGTTTATGGTAGAAAGGAGAAAAATTGAACTTATTCGGAAAAGTGGTATCATTTTCACGTGGAAAGCTAAACAATGATACTCAAAGAGTTACAGCGTGGCAAAATGAAGCGGTAGAATATACAAGTGCCTTTGTGACTAACATTCATAATAAAATAGCTAACGAAATAACAAAAGTAGAATTTAATCATGTTAAATATAAAAAGTCTGATGTCGGTTCTGACACTTTGATTAGTATGGCAGGGTCTGATTTAGATGAAGTCCTCAATTGGAGCTCTAAGGGCGAACATAATAGCATGGAGTTTTGGCAGAAAGTAATTAAAAATTTGCTATGCACGCGCTATGTTGACCTGTACCCTATATTTGATAGTGAAACAGGCGACCTATTAGACTTACTGTTTGCTGACGATAAAAAAGAATATAAACCTGAAGAATTAGTCAGGCTTACCAGTCCTTTTTATATCAATGAAGACACAAGTATTTTAGATAATGCTCTAGCTAGTATTCAAACTAAGCTGGAACAAGGTAAATTGCGTGGCTTATTGAAAATTAATGCCTTTCTTGATATTGATAATACACAGGAGTATCGAGAAAAAGCACTAGCAACAATAAAGAACATGCAAGAGGGTTCTAGTTACAACGGTTTGACGCCAGTTGATAACAAGACAGAAATTGTAGAACTTAAAAAAGATTATTCTGTTTTAAACAAAGATGAAATTGACCTTATTAAATCGGAACTTTTGACAGGTTACTTTATGAATGAAAATATTTTGCTTGGTACTGCTACGCAAGAACAACAAATTTATTTTTATAACTCTACTATCATTCCTTTACTGATTCAACTTGAAAAGGAACTGACTTATAAACTGATTTCAACAAACCGCAGACGAGTAGTTAAGGATAATTTATATTATGAACGCATAATCGTAGATAACCAGCTATTTAAGTTTGCAACTTTGAAAGAATTAATTGACTTGTATCACGAAAATATTAATGGGCCTATTTTTACACAGAATCAGCTTCTTGTTAAAATGGGCGAGCAACCAATCGAGGGTGGAGATATTTACATAGCTAACCTTAATGCAGTTGCTGTTAAAAACCTAAGTGATTTACAAGGCAATAGAAAGGACGTAACAAGCACAGATGAAACTAATAACCAATAGTGCTGAAATTAAAGTAACTGAAAACGAGGACGGTTCTAAGTCGTTCCAAGGTATTGGGTCAGAAGTTGGTGTAGAGAATCGTAACGGTATTATCTTGACCCCTAACTGTATTGAGTTTGCTAGAGAACGATATCCATTGCTATATGAACATGGATCTGGCTCTAGCGAAGTCATCGGGGACGCAAAGGTTTACTATGATTTAGCTACTAATAAATACTTGACTGACTTTACACTTTATGACAATGCACCAAACATTAATAAGGCTGTGGAAAATGGCGCGTTTGATTCACTATCAATTGCCTATTATATTACAGATTATACTTTTGATGATAATGACGCTCTAGTTGTAAATAAAGCACAGTTTAAAGAGATTTCTCTTGTTTCAGTACCAGCAGACCCTAACGCAAAATTTATTCAAAATGCCTTAGGCGAAGAACTCACAGAAGAACGCAACAAAATTATTGAAAGCCGTAACGCTTTGAAAGAAATTGAGGATATTAAAAAGAAATATGAATAAACCTGATTTAATTGAAAAACAGAACCGCTTGGCAGAACTTAAAGAAAATAACGTATCTTTAAAATCTCAAATTAGTGCCTTTGAAGTAAAAAACGCAATTGAAGATTTGCCAAAAGTACAAGAATTAGAAAAAACACTTTCAGAAAATTCGATTGAAATTATCAAAATTGAGAACGAACTTAACGCACAGGAAGAAAAACCAAAAGGAAAAGCAAAAATGACAAACTTTATTGAATCACAAAACGCTGTAACAGAATTTTTTGATGTATTGAAAAAGAACTCTGGAAAGTCAGAAATTAAAAACGCTTGGAATGCAAAACTTGCTGAAAATGGTGTAACTGTTACAGATAAAACTTTTGAGCTTCCACGTAAATTGGTTGAATCAATCAACACAGCTTTGTTAAATACTAACCCAGTGTTCAAAGTATTCCATGTTACAAATGTCGGCGCTTTGCTCGTATCACGCTCATTTGATTCAGCTAATGAAGCACAAGTCCACAAAGACGGACAACAAAAAACAGAACAGGCTGCAACACTCACTATTGATACTCTTGAACCTGTAATGGTTTATAAATTGCAATCACTTGCTGAACGTGTTAAACGACTTCAAATGTCATATTCTGAACTTTACAACTTGATTGTAGCTGAACTTACACAAGCCATTGTTAATAAAATTGTTGACCTTGCGCTTATTGAGGGTGACGGAACAAACGGTTTTAAATCAATTGACAAAGAAGCAGACGTCAAAAAAATCAAAAAGATTACTACAAAAGCTAAATCAGCAGGAACAACTCCATTTGCTAACGCTATTGAAGAAGCGGTTGACTTTGTTCGTCCTACTGCTGGTCGTCGTTATTTGATTGTTAAAGCAGAAGACCGTAAAGCCTTGTTAGATGAGTTACGCCAAGCGACCGCTAACGCTCACGTTCGTATTAAAAATGATGACGCTGAAATTGCTTCAGAAGTTGGAGTTGATGAAATCATTGTCTATACAGGTACAAAGGATGTTAAACCTACTGTATTAGTAGACCAAAAATATCATATCGATATGCAAGACATTACAAAAGTTGACGCATTTGAATGGAAAACTAATAGCAACATGATTTTGGTTGAAACACTAACAAGCGGACACGTTGAAACTTATAACGCTGGTGCAGTAATTACAGTAGCATAAGAATAAAATGGAGGAAGTAAATGATAGATTATATTAAGGTCTATTGTGGTATTCCGATTTTAGTAACAGCTTATGATAGTAAACTTATCTTATTCCGTTCAATAGCTATTAAATTGCTAGAAAAAAATGGTATTAAAGCTGACGAAACAAGCGTATTAGTTAAAGACTTTATTTCTTGTTATTGTCGGCTTAATATTGTTGATGAACCAGCAGAACAATGGCGAAACGCTGAAATGAAACGTCTGGCTTCTTTGCAAGAGTTAATGTATTATGGAGGTATTTGATGATATTTTCACAAGTTACATTGCAAGTTGAGAAGACTGTTAAGAAAAAAAACGGTGCGGAAGACAATGTTATAAATCCTATCACTTTGCCAGCAGTCAAACAGAGAATTAGTCAGTCAAGACTTGATGAGTTTTCTATGATCGGACTAGGTAAAAATGTACGGTATGAGCTTAACGGAATCGGAGAAATGGAAGACTTGATTTTCAACTATTTCTTAGACGAAAAAGGCGAAACTTTCAAACGTACAACATGGGAAAGAAACCCTAAGAATAACAAGATGATTTTAGAAGGAGTCGTGAGTAACGGGATATGAATGAATTTGATTCTTATATAGATTGGTACAACAATTTACTTACAATGCCTTTAAATGACGTTATTTTAGGCGTTAAGGACACGATAGAAGACAAGACGGTATATTTATCACTTAGTGATTCAAAGGTGCTTAAAATGGATAATACGAGCTTTGTCATGGGCTACTATTATCAAGTTGTTTTATCTGTTAAAGACGTTGATGATGAACTTGTTGGACTAGTCGGAGATGTTTTGCAAAACGGTTGGAATATGACAAACTGGTCAGAGAATAGCCATTTGTACAATTATACTGGTACTGTTTATTTGCCTTGTGGTGCAGGTGGTCAAGCATGGCAGTAAATTTAATTGATACAGCAAGCATAGCTAAAGAAATGCAATCGAAAGTAACAGAACGCATGGGCGATTGGTTTGAAGCAGAGTTTAAGGCGAAAGCAAATAGCGCAAGCCGAAGAACTAGATTAATCAGAAGCCACGGTCATACCTATACTTATGCTAGATACCAAAATACTGGGCAATTGTCAGGAAACTTAAAGCAAGTTAAAAAAGGCGATAAAATAGTCGTTAATGCAGGTACTAGGGCTAATTATTCTAGCGGTTATCATGGTATGTACTTCTTAGTTGAGAAAAAGGGTATGCAAGATGTCAAAACAACATTGAAAAAAGGCGCTAATTATGCTAATTCAATGAAATTATAAAAGTAGAAAGTGAATTAATTACATTTGATTGAAATTAACAATAATGGTGTTTTTTAATGAGTTTAGATAATTTTAGAAATAGAACGATTATATGGGATACGGTTAATAAAGACTTCCCTCAGCCAATACAAATAATGCAAGGCGATGTCAATGCTAGAACGTCATTAATTAAAATAGTTGATAACGGAACTGAAATTGATTTAACTGGTCATTCATTAAAACTTACATATCAATACACTAATAGTAGTAATTCTGGTTTTGTTATGATCCCTCCTAAGGACTTAGCTAAGGGAGAATTTATTTTGGTAATTCCTACCGAAATGACAGCGACAGGAGTTATTGAAGCGAACTTAATACTTCTCAATAAAGACAAAGAGCAAGTTATTGTCAGTAAGAATCTTACATTTATATCAGACAGTTCTACTGTTTCTGATTTAGCTCAAGAAATAAATAATAATATTGATGATTTTACGAAATTATTATTAGAAAAAATGCCACAAGTACTGCGTAGTGAGTTGAATGATTTGCATGCTCAAACTGAATCAAACAAGAGCAATATTGAGCTTAAAGCAAATTTAGCTGATATGACTAGCTTACAAAGCGCAATGACAGACCTAAAAAATGAAGTAGAAGCATTTGGTATTAGTCCTGAAAATTTAGTTACTATAAAATCGCTATTAGATGCAATCGCAAGTAACGTCAGTGAATCAGAAGTAGTTGAACTAATAAATTCAGTAAAGGTTTTAACAAGTAATATTTCTCTTATGAGTAACGGAGATTACTCCCCTAAGGCTAATCAAACTGATTTAGAAAGTTTACAGCATACTGTTAATGACCATTCGGCAACCATTTCAACAAAAGCCAATCAAACGGATTTAGACAACTTACAAGCTACTGTTGATAAACAAGGTGTTGCAATTTCAACAAAAGCTGAACAATCAGAGTTATTAAGCACAATTCAAAATGTCGCAACTGCTCAAGAAACAGCAACTAAAGCTGAAAGTGAAGCCAAAAATGCAATGGCAAAGGCTACCGAAGTACAAGCGAACAGTTTACCACTTAATGGAAAAGCTGTTAGTGCAAGTAAACTGGAAACACCTAGAAAACTCGGAGTAAATCTTCAATCCTCATCATTTCAATACTTTGACGGGACTGCTGATGCAACTAATATTGGAGTTTCAGGGGTGCTTCCTATTGCTAACGGAGGTACGTCAACAAGTGACGGAGTTATAAATACAATAGCTTATTCCAACAGCGCAGACGGAACGGACGATTTCACGACTGTTTATCCGAATCTTAATTTGATAGAGGGCAGCAAAGATTTTAGCGGATTTTGGGGGATTGAGGATTGGGTAACTGACGGTACATATAAAGGTCTAACTGTTAAGAAAAGAACTGGCCAATGGAACGGTATTTACAAATTGTTTACAGCACCAAAAGACGGTGTTTATACTTTTTCAGCTTATGTTAAAAGTTCAGGAAGTTCGGCAAATATAGCTAAATATATTTTAGCAAGTGGTAATGAACCATCTACAAAGATTATTGGAAATAATTTTGACTGGGTTAGAGATAGCGAGACTTTAAAATTAAAAGAAAAAGATGCAGTTATTATTAGCTATAACATATCTGGTTATGGTTCAGATACAATTTTATGGACTGCTGGACATAAGTGGGAACAAGGCTCAGTCGCTACTCCTTGGATGCCTTCAGCTAGAGAAGTCACGGTTGCAGACTATCCAAAGTATGTAGGGTTTAGTAATAGCATTAAACCAAATAAGAAAAGTTCTGATTACAAATGGCTACCAATGGGGTTAGTATCAATTGATAGGGCTACTGGCCTACTTAAGCCTGCGGTCATGGGTATAGATTATGCTCAAGCTCACCCAGTTGGCTCGGTAGTCACAAATACTTCAAGTTCATCATCAGGGTATTCTACCGGAACATGGGAAAACATCGGTTCAGCAGTAATTGGTTCAGTAACAGTATATCATTGGCAACGCACTGCATAAAAAATAAAAAGGAAAATAAAAAATGAAATTAGATTATAACTCACGTGAGATTTTCTTTGGTAATGAAGCTCTAATCGTAGCTGATATGTCAAAGGGAAGCAACGGAAAACCAGAGTTCACTAACCATAAAATTGTAACTGGTTTAGTATCAGTTGGTTCAATGGAAGACCAAGCGGAGACAAACAGCTATCCGGCTGATGACGTACCAGACCATGGAGTTAAAAAAGGTGCTACCTTACTTCAAGGCGAAATGGTATTCATTCAAACAGACCAAGCGCTTAAAGAAGAAATTTTAGGTCAACAAAGAACAGCAAATGGCTTAGGTTGGTCTCCTACTGGTAATTGGAAAACGAAATGCGTTCAGTATCTTATTAAAGGGCGCAAACGTGATAAAGTTACAGGAGAGTTTATTGACGGTTACCGTGTAGTCGTTTATCCAAATTTGAGACCAACAGCAGAAGCTACAAAAGAATCAGAAACAGATTCAGTAGACGGTGTAGACCCTATCCAATGGACTTTGGCAGTACAAGCGACTGATTCAGATATTTATTTGAATGGAAATAAAAAAGTCCCTGCTATTGAGTACGAAATTTGGGGAGAACAAGCAAAAGACTTCGTCAAGAAAATGGAAAGCGGACTGTTCATTATGCAACCTGATACAGTTCTAGCTGGTGCAATTACACTTGTAGCTCCTGTTATTCCTAATGTAACTACTGCTACAAAGGGTAATAATGACGGAACAATCGTAGTGCCTGACACTTTGAAAGATTCTAAGGGTGGAACTATAAAAGTAACATCAGTGATTAAGGACGCACATGGAAAAGTAGAAACAAATGGACAACTTGCTCCGGGTGTCCATATCGTAACGTTCTCCGCTGACGGTTATGAAGATGTTACCGCAGGAGTTTCAGTAACTGACCATTCATAAGACTAAAAATTAAATAAGTAAAGGAATATATACACAAAATGGCAAAACAATTAAGCACAGCACGTAAATTTAAAATGATTACAGGGAAAGACCTTTTCCAGCAACAAAAAGCAATGGATACAGAGCTTAAAAAAGAAGACGGAGAAATTACTGATGTAATGGAGTTCGTTCAATATGGTTTATACTTGGCTCTTTTTCAAGATAACATTGTAAAAGCAAAAAGCGACTTCTCTGACTTCCGTTCTAGCTTTGAGTTCGATACTGACGGTAAAGGACTTAAAGAACTTGTCGAACTGTGGCAGAAAGAGATTTAATGAGCTGAAAGGACTGTAAATGATTTTAAAACATGCAATTAGATACTTAGAACTAACTGGTTCGGACTTTATTACAGATTTGAAAGACTTTGCAGACCTACAAAATTCTTTTGTCGCTGGATATATTCCTGATGACTTTACAGAGCAAATGGAGAGCTTTACAGACAAGTTATTGATACTTTGGGTAGACTGTAACGGAGGACTGCAAAACGCCTTAGACGACAAAACAGAGCTTCCTACAACTAACGAGTTAATTAATATCTTCTGTAAGACTGTTTTTATTAAAGAAAAAGAGAAAACGGAAGACGATACAGTCTTCTTTTCTTCTAGTTCATTGATTAAGAAAAAGAAAGATACTGTAAAGGAAAATAAAACTTTAGAACTTTTGACTGTTTTAGGCAATAACGAAATTGATATAACACAGTTCATGGAAATGGAATTAGAACTTGTTTATAAATTAATCGAACTTATTGCAGAGAAAAAGAAAGAGGAAAAAGAAAAAGAGAAAAGGCGTAAAAGAAAGGGTATGTAATGGCAAGTAATGCAACGTTTGAGGTCGAGATATACGGTAATACCACAAAGTTCGAGAACTCACTTAAAGGCGTTAATACCGCAATGTCAGGTCTTAGAGGAGAAGCTAAAAACTTAAGAGACGCTCTAAAACTTGACCCAACAAATACCGATAAAATGGCGCAATTGCAAAAGAACTTGCAAACGCAGTTGGGCTTATCACGTGACAAAGCAACAAAATTAAAACAAGAACTTTCTAGTGTAGACAAAAGCTCCCCAGAAGGTCAAAAGAAATGGCTACAACTTACTAGAGACCTAGGCACAGCAGAAACACAAGCTAATAAGCTAGAAGCCGAAATAAAGCAAGTCGAGGGCGCTATTAGTTCAGGCTCTTGGGGCATTGACGCTAAAATGGACATTAAAGGTGTCAATAGCGGAATTGAGGACATGAAGTCACGCTTTAGCGGTCTTAGAGAGATTGCTGTTGGTGCATTCAGGCAAATCGGTTCAAGTGCTGTCAGTGCTGTTAGTAATGGCTTAAGAGGTTGGGTATCTAGCGCAATGGATACCCAGAAAGCCATGATTTCATTGCAAAATACAATGAAGTTCAAAGGCAGTGGGGAAGAGTTTGATTATGTAAGCAAATCTATGCAGAATCTTGCTAAAGATACAAATGCAAATACTGAAGATACTATTAAACTTTCAACGACCTTTATTGGTTTAGGAGATACTGCTAAATCAGCAGTTAGTAAAACGGAAGCATTAGTAAAAGCTAACCAAGCATTTGGTGGTACTGGCGAACAATTAAAAGGTGTAGTTCAGGCTTACGGTCAGATGTCAGCAAGTGGTAAAGTCACAGCTGAAAACATCAATCAGCTAACAGATAATAACACAGCTCTTGGTTCAGCGCTTAAATCGACTGTTATGGAAATGAACCCAGCGTTAAAACAGTATGGTTCGTTTGCTAGCGCTAGTGAAAAGGGTGCTATATCAGTTGAAATGCTGGATAAGGCTATGCAGAAACTTGGTAAAGCAGGTGGTGGAGGAGTAGCTACTATTGGTGACGCTTGGGATAGTTTCAATGAAACATTATCACTAGCATTACTTCCTACACTTGACGCTTTAACTCCTATTATTAGTGGTTTAATTGATAAAATGAGCGGTTGGGGCGAAAGTGCTGGTCAAACTATAACAAATGTTATTAAGTATTTTCAAGACTTGTTTCAAAAAATGCAAGAAAATGGAACCACTTTAGCCTTTTTAGAGGCTTGGGATAATATAAAAAGCGCATTTAATTCCATAGTTTCTATTATAGGGAAGGTCATAAATGCATTTCTTGGAATAAATACAGAAACAGCGAAAAATTCAACAAGTATAGATAACGTAGCAAAGACCATAGCTAAATTCGCTGGTAAATTTTCAGAAGTCACGAAAAAAATAGCTGATTTTCTGGAAAAAATTAGTAAAAGCAAGGAAGCAATAGATAATATAAAAGTAGCTTTAGTTGCTCTTGCTGGTGCTTTCGCAGCTTTAAAAGTCATTAATGGAATTGTTAAGGCGATTGAGCTTTATAATAACGTAGTTAAAATTGGAACAGCTATACAAGGTGCTTTCAATGCTATAATGGCTATGAATCCATTCGTGGCTCTTGGCATAGCAATCGCAGCCATTGTTGCTAGTCTAGTTTACTTTTTCACTCAAACCGAAACAGGTAAAAAGGCTTGGGCTGGTTTTGTAGACTTCTTACAGAGTGCATGGGACAAAATAGTTGAGTTCTTTAGCGGTATTGGTCAATGGTTTGCTGATATATGGAACGGAGCAGTTGACGGAGCTAAAGGCATTTGGCAAGGCTTAGTCGATTGGTTCAGTGGAATTGTACAAGGTATTAAAGATATTTGGGACAGAATAAAAACATTCTTTACTACCTTATGGACAAATGTTGTTACTGGTATTCAAACGGCATGGGCTGGAGTTACAGGTTTCTTCACAGGGCTATTTGATGGTGTTAGAAATGTTGTAGCAAAGGTCTTTAATGCAATTGGCGGTTTTGCTGGGAAAGCTTGGGAATTCATTAAGTCAATATGGAATACTGTTATAAGCTTCTACGCCGGAATATTTGATGGTGTTAGAAATGTTGTAGCAAAGGTCTTTAGTGCACTAGGTAGCTTTGCCGGGAAAGCTTGGGAATTCATTAAGTCAATATGGAATACTGTTATAAGCTTCTACGCCGGAATATTTGATGGTGTTAGAAATGTTGTAGCAAAGGTCTTTAGTGCACTAGGTAGCTTTGCCGGGAATGCTTGGAATGCAATAAAAAATGTATTTAGTGGAGTCGGTAGCTTCTTTAGTGATATATTTGACGGTGCTAAAAATATAGTTAGCGGAGTATTCGACGCTCTTGGCGGCTTTGCTTCTAATGCTTGGAATGCAATAAAAAATGTATTTAATGCTGTTGGCGGCTTCTTTAGTAGAGTATTTGACGGTGCTAAAAATATAGTTAGCGGAGTATTCGACGCTTTTGGAAATGTTGCTTCTAATGCTTACAACTCAATAAAAAATGTATTTAATGGTATTGGCGACTTCTTTAGTGATATATTTGGAGGAGTGAAAAATACGATAGATAACGTTCTAGGCGGTGTAGAAAATACAATTAAAAATATCAAAGGTTCAATTGATTGGGTTTCAAAAAAAGTTGGCGGAATGTTCAAAGGTTCAATGGTAGTAGGCTTAACAGATATTAACTTATCTTCTAGCGGTTACGGTCTAAGCACTAACAGCGTATCAAGCGACAATAGAACTTACAACACATTTAACGTACAAGGCGGTGCTGGTCAAGATGTTTCTAACTTAGCACGAGCAATCAGACGAGAATTTGAACTAGGGAGGGCTTAATGGTAAGGCAGTATAAAATACATACCAACTTAGACGGAACAGATGATAAAGTTTGGGACGTCACAAATGGAAAAGTTAGATTTTATCAGCCCTCTAATTTAGGGTTACAATCAACTAATAATATTTGGCAAAGTAACGGTATCGGAGTAATGGGAACACGCTCAATCACTCAACCTCAAATAGAGTTCAAATTAGAAACGTTTGGCGAAACTTTAGAAGAAAATTATCAATTAATGAAAGACTTCGTAAATGATATACTTAGTAAAAAATTCGTTACACTTGAATATCAAACAGAGATTTTTCAGGTATATGCTGATTTAGCTTTAGCAGATGTCACAAAGACGGAGGGTTACGGTAAAAACGGAACTTTTAGCGAAAAGATAACATTTGATATAATCACAAAGTGGTACACTTACGAAAATCTAACTTTTGACATGGTTCAAAATGGTAAAGTTCTTTCTGGTAAATCTAAAATTTATGGTGGAACAGCACCAGGAAACTATAGATATGTCAAAGGAACTTCTTACACTTATTATGGAGAAAGCAATATAGACCGTTTAAGTCGTTGGGATATAAAAGACGAAATATTTAGTTTTATAGGGATATTATATCCGAAACTACCTAAAACACCTGCTGGAGTTAGATTTTTAGACGATATTGGAAATGAATATACTGCAATTGTATTCAAGACGGAAGAATTACAAGACTACATTTTAATAAATACAGATGTAAATGACGAAACTTATCAAGGTTGGAACGGAACGACTTCATTAAATTTATTCCCTGTAATGGACTTTGAGAGATTTAGAACACGTATAATCGAACATGGTCAAATGGAGTTAATCAACCTAAGTAAGGCAGAGTTTAAAATCAAGAGAAAGGCGGACTTCGTTTAATGTTAGAAGCCAATGTGTATGATAACTTTAATCCGAACTATTATAATATATCTGATTTTAACCTTCCTAATGGTAAAAAAGACAAAAGAGGTCTTCCGATACCTAAATCAAGATGTCAAGTTATTAACTACGAACTGTGGGAAACAGGTTATCTTTACACTTCATCAGCCACTTTGACCGTTTCGGTAGAAGTTGGCGATATTGTTCAAATTCTCTTTCCTGAAGTTGTTCCAATTGAGGAAGCTCTAGGTAAAAAGAAAAAGCTGAATTTAGATATGGTTTACCTTGTGACAGATGTAGATGAAAGTAATAAAGCTACGTTAAAGAACTATTTTTGGGCAATGATTGAAAGCCTAGACGTTCCTAATGCAATAACTAAAACGACAAATTTTGCTATCATTGATTATTTAATTGACCCCAATAAAAATAATTTAATGAGTTATGGTTATTTCTTTAATTCAACTATCTTTGCAGGAAAGGCTACGATTAACCGAAAAGCAGAAACTTCATCAGCTCATGACGTAGCTAAAAGGATATTTTCTAAAGTTCAATTTCAACCAACTACAACAATTCAACATGCTTCTTTTGGTGCAGACCCTAACTTAACAGACCCTAGAACTTTGTTATTTATTAATTTTGCTTCAAGGAACTGGAATAGAAAAAGAATCACAACAAGGGTAGATATCAAGCAAAGTGTTACAATGGACACGGAAACAATAGTAGAACGTTCGGCTTATAATTTTGCGATCGTATTCGTTAAAAGCTCAAATGCAGACGACTACAAAGACCCTCCTAAAATGTATACAGCAAAAAATAATGGAGATATCATTGATTATAGTGCTTATCATGGAGACGGAACAGATTTGCCAGAAGTAAGGACAGCTAAAACATTGTTTTATGATAGAGATGACCACGGAAACCCGCCAGATATATCTACTATTAAGGCTGAAATTTCTCCCTCTACAATCGTTACAAGGTTAATATTTAACCAAAATGAACTTTTGCCTTTATATGTTAATGACTTAGTAGATATATGGTATGAGGGTAAACTATATTCAGGATATATAGCAGACAGAGTTAAAACAGAGTTCAATGATAGGCTTATTTTTGTAGAAAGTGGAGATAAACCAAATGTTATATGAGTATGTAGCTACTTACGGAGACAAATATAGAATAGATAGCTTCACAGGGTACAGAGAACTTCGTAAAGACCATTTAGAACTTTTGTCAGGTAAAGTATACTATAATAGCGAAAGTACGCTTAGAATTGAAACCACGCTCTTGTATGAAGTCGGTCAATTTGTATCAATTGGTGGTTATCCTTATGGCGGTAGAAAATTTAGATTATTAGAATTATCAATTACTGATAACCCAGTTTTGGATAAAGCAAAGATAATTTCAAGAAAGGTCAAAAATGACAATTAAAAACTTTACATTTTTCAGTCCAAATAGTACAGAGTTTCCAGTAGGTTCAAACAATGACGGAAAGCTATACATGATGTTGACAGGAATGGACTACGGAACGATTAGGCGAAAAGACTGGTCAAAAACATTAAACACAGCACTTAACATTCAATATGTAAACACATCAATTATTGCAGGCGGGAGGTATTTTGAACTATTAAACGAAACAGTAGCTTTAAAGGCTAATTCTGTCAACTATATTCATGCAAATATTGACTTAACGCAAACAGCAAACCCTGTAAGTTTATCAGCCGAAACTGCAAATAATAGTAACCGTGTTGATATAAACAACGGTTCTGGCGTTTTGAAAGTTTGTTTTGATATTGTTACGACTTCAGGAACTGGTGTAACAAGCACTAAACCAATTGTTCAGACTAGCACTTTAGATAGTATTTCTGCAAATGATATGACAGTTAGCGGATCAATCAATGTACCAGTTCTAACTTTGACACTTCAGGTTGGTAATGGTTTGGAATTGCAACTTACTAAAAAGAACAATGATTTAGTAATTGTTAGGTTCTTTGGTAGTGTGTCAAATATACAAAAAGGGTGGAATCTGTCTGGGGCATGGGTAGATTTTCCATTTCAACCAACTGCTGTTCAAAGTCTTATTGGCCATTTTGCTGGAAGAGGTACCAGTTTCCATATTGATATAAACCCAAATGGTAGTATTACTTGGTGGGGGGAAAGCATTGGTAATACACCTATTGCAACACGTGGTAACGGAAGTTACTTCATTAAATAACAAAATAGAAAGCAAAACAAAATGGTAACTAGAATGATTTTAATAACTATCTTAATTTTAGCGATTCTTTTCGCTACATGGGTAAAAGATAGAGAAGCAATGAACCCACCTTTTAAACGTAGACTTGTGATTGACTTAACTGTTATATTCTCCCTGTGGGTTTTGTATGCAGTATTTTACTTCACTCAAACTCCCTCAACTTCTGATATTGCTAAAACTGTGATTAATGTAGCTTTGTTATACTTTGTAGGACAGTTTATTTATTTAATCGCAAAAATCAGTCCTATGTTTGACGGTTTGGTTAAACTTATTAAAAAGAATGGCGTAAATATTCCTGAAGCGGAAGAAGAACAAACGGAGGATAAAAAAGAATGAATATAACTAATGCTGGTGTACGTGGGTATAATCCTACTGGGGTTGTAATTCACAATGACGCTGGTTCAAACGGTGCTAACGCTGGCTTCTACAATAACTGGTTACCTAATCATAACCCTGAAAATGGCTTTGCTCATGTTTATATTGGAAATGACGGAAGATTGCAGGCTTCTGACTTCTCTAATATGGCATGGCATTGTGCTAACTCATACGGTAATGCAAATTATGCCAGTTGGGAAGTATGCCAGTCAGAGGGAGATTTAACCCAGTTCTTGAGGAATGAACAAGCGGTACTAGACGATGTAGCTAAGTACATGAAACAATGGGGTCTAACTCCTAATCATGATACCGTTAAGCTACATCAAGAGTTGTCATCTACTTCATGCCCTAGACGTTCAGTAGAAGCTCACGGAGGCACGGTAGAGAGTTGTCGCTCATACTTTATCACAGAACTAAATAAGCGCCTTACAACGCAAAACAATACACAAACAAATACAGAATTAGAGGACGACGATTTAATGAAATTTACATATACAAATGGCGATAAAACAACTTACTACTTCAATGGCGAAAAAGTTATCGCTCTATCACACCCAGACCAATTGGCAATTGTTCGTAAAACTTATAAAGAAACAACTGGCAAAGATCTTAAAAACTTCGATTGGAAAGGTTCGCCTATTGATATTCGTTTCATGCAAGCTAATGGAATTGATAAACCAATCATTGCTAAAAAATAATATGAAAAAGGCCTCACTTAATTGTGGGGCCTTCTTTTGTAAATGAAGATATTCTAATTTCTATTTTTTAATTTTGTTTTACCAAGCAGCCCATGCAGTTCCACCTGAACTTTGATAGATACTTACAGCTTTGTCTAGATAAGCCTGTGGACTTAATTTCGATACTTGCCCGTGTACGCTTTGATTAATCTGTAATAGTCCCCAGCATGATAGTCCATTTTCAACATAAGGGTTTCCGCTCGATTCCTTGTAAATAACATCAAGCCATTTACTAGAACTTACTCCTGTCTTACTTGCCATGTAATTCGCTGCTATTTCAGGACTAACGCTAGACCAATCACTTCCAATCGTACTACTAGTTGCTATGTTCGGTATCATTTCATCTTTTTCACTAACATGTTGACTTCCTCTATTATTAGATCGTTCAGTTTCCTCATCGTGTTCTCTTGCGATTCTGTCAACTTCGGCTTGTTTTTCAGCTTCAGCTCTTCGTTGATTTTCTTCACTAACTCGTTGTTCTTCAATTGCTTTCTCCTTAGCTTGCCTTATATGCTCATATTTTGCTTTCTCTTGCGTTTTAAACTCTTGTTCATATAATTGTGCCACAATATCATTAAAGCCCTTGTCAGCCTTTTTATGAGCGAATTGAATCAGCGCTATACTTCTAGTTGTGTCATCTGTTAAAATAAATATATTTATTCTCCTTTTATATGCTTCAATTGCTTACCTGATTAATTGCTTCAATAATATTATTGCCAGCATTTATTAGAATTTCATCACTTACAATTACATCCTTTCTTGAAAATAATTCGCTCTCGATCTTCATAAAGTGCATTGCTTTAGCTAAAAATTGAGCAGATGATTCATAATATAATGTTTCTAGTTCATCATCTGACAGCTGTGTTAAATCATCGTTAGCAAAAGTTGTAAGTTTTCGCTTAATCTCTTTGCCATTGTCATCTTCTTCTACAAAAAAACGTCTTACCATTTTTTCACTTCCTTACTTTTTATCTTTAAACCATTTTCAGTTATTTTGTATATATCGCCATTTTGGGAGACCATATACTTTTCTTTATATATTTTCATTTATTCATTCCTATAATTTCAAATTTTTCAATAATATACCGTTTAGAACCTAACTCAAAACTGATTAGATAATTATTGAAAGGATCTCTTTTGTTCAGGTCATTAGCAATCTTTCTAGCTATTGATCGTGGACGTTTTGAAGTATTAATCTTCCTTATGTATTCGTATAATATTATCTCATTGCCTCCCTTTGCATTTTACGCTTCAATCGTTGCTTATATAGATATTCTTTGCTTGGCTTTAAGCTATATAATAACTCATCTAGTAAGTCCATGGCTTCTCCGCCTGTTCCTGAATTATTCATTTTTTTAAGTGTAAGCTCGTGCATTTCATCATCATTGAAAAACATAGTAAGATAAGGGAATGCTACGGTATTCGGTAAACTCAAGCGTGATTTAGTTGTATGTAGTTTAGCCCATTTACCTGTTTCAGATTTAATTTTTAACTCAAGCTGGCTCATTCCGACACCTTGCTCTTTTAGTACGCTAGTAATTCTGTTGTATAATTCTTCATTTGTCATTATGCTATAAACTCCGTTATTTCTGTATGCTTTTTAACTTCATGTCTTTGTTCTTCTGGAAGTAATTCATTCCATTTTAAAGCCTCTTTTTTATTATAAAACTTACGTGATTTAATTTCTTTTTCCAATATCCAAGATACTGTGTAGTATGTAAATTCATCTTTCATTATCCAATTACTCCTGTCTTAATGTTTAGCCTTTGTTGACTTGATAAGTGATATAAATTGCACCACTTACAGTAATAAGCTCTAACTGGTATCTTGTCAGCTTTCTTTTTATTATGCTGTGCATTTGCTATTGAATATAAAGCACCCATTTTTGTGTATTTGCGTTTTTTACACATATTATTCACTAGCTTTCTTAATCATTGCTTGCTTATAAGCCATAATCGTTCCGTCAAACATAGCACTTTGGATTTCTCCTTGTTTAATAAACCCTTTTTGTTCTAATTGAATTACTTGTTTTGTTAATCCTTTTAACGTAAATGCTGTTGCTACTTTAATTTTGTCCTTAGGTTTTCTGTTAAATAATTTCATTTATTTTTTCACCAAAACTTTCTATTTTCGTGTCTTCGTAATTAATTATCAAAAACACTCCATTCATTTATCGTAAATAATTCAAAGCCATTTAGCTTACTTTGCTTTTCAATTTCCACTTGGTTTCTATCTAGGTCTGTCAGCAGTTCAATTACAGGCATACCGTTATCAAGCCACCTGATGACTGTATTAGCTTTAAGTCCGAAATACTTAGCACATTGAGCCTTACAACTAAAGTGTAGTTCTTCTTCCGTCACAGGGTTATAAGCTACTACCTTTATAACTTTTTGCATTTCCGTTATTTAACCTCCTTTTCTATAATACTATGATATCAAAAAAAGTTCATACCGTCAAGCATAAACTTTATTTTCAATTATTCTTCGTCTTTCCATTGTTTGAAATCATCAGCTATATCTTGTATAAAGCCCATAATGTCGTCAGTAGTGTACTCTGTGAGCTCATTCTCGTTACTTAAGTTAGCAAGTTCTTTGGCATAGTCTAAAGCCTTATTGTGGTCTTTGTCGTAGCTCTCACCCTCTTTCTTTCCAGCTCTTACTAGATACTTCAATACCTGCATTGTATACCAACCTGTAAGCTCTTCGTAGTTAAAATTATGTTTCAAGTATTCGTTAAGTTCCACACCGTATTCATTGGCATAGTGCTTATTTTCTTTAAAATTCATTTAGATGTTACCTCCAAGCCATGCAATAAGCAACGTTGCAAGCATACCCACCCAAGTGATAGCGATAAGTGTAAAGCCGACACCTGCAACTATCATTAAAGTTTTTACTGTATCTTTCATTCGCAATATCCTCCTAAGTATTTAGGTTCTTCAACTTCATCAATATTCACAATAGAAATGTCACATTGCATTACATCAGCTTGTTTTTCAGCTTCCTCTTTAGTTGAGAATACTCCTAAAAGGCTTATTTCTGAACCCCAACTTCCACAATAGGTATCTGCGGTTAAAACATATACTTTCATTTTTCTCCTCCCATAAAAACCATATCAACGGTTTCGTTGTAAAGATCGACTCCAGGGCTATTGAATGGAAATTCATCACATTCAGGACAAGAGATACTATCTACTAAATCAGGAATTGAGTCAGTGAATTCAAGAGCAGTAATAAAAGTTGGAACGTTGATATAATATGCTTCTTCTCCACCGCCTTTTATTTCAGCTTGATAATATTCTTCACTTTCATAAGCACCTAAACTTACTGGGTGAAGTTGTTGAGTAAAGTAATGGCAATTTACATATTCAATTTCTTTGTTACAGTTTTTACATCTCATTTTGTTCTCCTTAGTTCGCCTGTCTATATTTTTCCATAACTTTTGGATATTTACTAACAAATTTTAATTGTTCTTGATGTAAACGACTTGACCAATGGAAAAGCCTATCAATTTCTGCTAAAGCACTCAACTTTTCATACATCTCTTTAATGTAAAACTCTGCGTTTCCTGTTGACTTCCAATAAGCTGATGTTCTGACAGTATTACCATTTTCAGCAAGTTTGCTTGCGTTGATATCAGCCTTTTCTTTTTTCTTCATCAGGCTATCAATCTCTTTAAATATAATCTTTAACAATTTCACTTGATAGTTTTGCACTATTTCTTCGGTTGTCATCATATTCGGTAAACAGTTCAACCTGCGATGTTTTAACTTCACTTTACTACCTCTATTATATATCCTTTCAGTTTATGACCTTTACTATAATTTTTTGAAACTGATTGCCGTGAAACTCCGACGTATTTAGCTAAATCGCTGAAGCTTCTAAATTCCTTTCCATTCCATTTTACTTTTTTATCATGAAATCTTTTTGCATTTTCTGCTTGTGTTACATACTCTAAATTATTCAAGTTGTTGTTTTCTTTATTTCCGTCTATATGATCAACAGTTAAATCAGACTTACCATGAAAAGCCTCCATTACTATTCTATGTACTTTTTCTTGTTTCCCATTAATTTTTGTTACTTTATAACCGTAATTATTGGTTGCTTGTTTTTTCTTTATTGTATATTTTTTGTTTTCTTTAAATACATCTCCTTTATCACTAACTAAATACTTTTCTTTATATCTTACTACTTCCATTTTATCACCTCTTTCATAATTACATTCTATCAAATTACTTTTACTTTGTCAAATATTAACTGTTCTTTGTCTTTCTAGTTTGATAAAATTTATTCCAGTTTTCTATAAGCTCCAGCAACTTAGGTTCATCATATTCAGTAAATAGTTCAATCTGCGATGTAAACCAGCAGTGCAAACAGCGATCGCAACTATAACAGATATTCGTGTATCCTCTACAATCTTTGCAAACTCCTAAGCCATCACTCGTTGGAATATCGAAGCAATGGCAATACCTTTCGTCGTTAAAGTATTTACTCATCTATTTTCTTCCTTTCGTTCTAATCAAGTCAACTAACGTAAAAAAAGCATATAGTCCAATTCCGACTAGTGCTATTATAATAACTTTACCAATTATTGATTCAACATTCATTTATTTCTCCTTTATTCTATATACTATTATAAGCTATTTTCTTTTAATTATCAAGCGATGAATGCAATAAACCACTAATAAAATAATTGTTATTATAAATAATGGTGGAATAAATACAGTTACAGCAAACCAAACAATAGAAACTAAAGTATAGATCATGATTTTTAGTATTAGTTTACCTGTTTTAGTTTCTTGGAACCTAAGTTCTGTATAAGTTGTTTCTTGTTCTTTTTGCTCCTCAAAAATAGTTTCCGTTTCATAATGATTACCGCAATAATCACATTTACCATTAGTAATACTTGAAGCCCCGCAGGTTTGGCATTGTATTAAATTCACTTTACAACCTCTATTATATGCCCTTTTAGTTTATAACCTTTGTTATAACATGCCCAAGCTGTTGAATTGGCAACTCCAACGTATCTAGATAAATCGCTGAAGCTTCTAAATTCCTTTCTATTCCATTTTACTTTAATACCAAGAGCGCGTTTTGTATTTTCTACGACAGTTACATATTCAAGGTTTTCAAGTCTGTTATCTTGTTTATTCATATTTAAATGATCAACAGTTAAATCAGACTTACCATGAAAAGCCAACATAACAAGTCTATGAACATACATACGTTTCCCTTTTACGCGTATTATTAAATAACCATTTTTTGATTTTGTTAACCCAGTTAATTTACATTTGTTTTTCATTTCTATATAAATTTTTCCGTTTTCAAGGACTATTAAATTATCTATTTTTTTGTATCTCATTTATTTATCTCTCTTTCATTTATTGAAATCATTATATCAAAAAAACTCTAAGCTGTAAAGCCTAAAGTCTTAATCTTAATATTATTTTTCTTTCAATTTATTTTTGAACCAGATGATTCGTTCTTTGAACCAAGAGTCTACCCCTTCAGGACGTAGCCATTTCCCTTGTTTAACTCCGTTCTTTTCCATGAACTCAATCACTTTAGTTGGAGTTTCTGGATCGTCCCACATATTATGTCTTGCTGAATGATATTTACTAAACATTTCAAGTGTTTCGATGTAGCTATCTTTCAAAAGTTCAGTGTCAAGCAATTTTTGGGCTTTCCCAGCACGTTTAGCGAGTCGTTCGTTAGCTTGTTCCAGTTGCTCTTTTTGACGCTGTAAGCTCAAATTATGATTGATATAAGCAATTTGCTGTGCATGTCGTCCAAGTTTACCTTGAGTGTTAAGCTCGATCAGTTTAGCCATTCCCTCTCCAAGAATTTCATCAGGAACAAAGTTATACTTGTATTTTTTATTTGTATTGCGTACATAGTTATCAAGTGTTTGTTTGATTTTAAGTTTTTTGTGTAATTCTCTTAGCGTTGTCATAATACCCCTTTATATATTTTACCAAACTTTAAAGCGTTAATTTTAACTAACTGCTTCAAGTCTGATATAAATTGCTGTTCTCCGTCGAAGTCAAATGGCATTGATACGTTTTCCTTGATCCAAGTGAAAGCTCCGTCAAAGTCTTGTCTTAGTAAGCTCATTTTATCCACGATGTCGATAATTTGCTCTTTTTCCTCTGATGTGTACATGTAACCGACTTTCTACTAGAAGGGTAAATCTTCCGTGTTAACTTCAATCGGTTCAGATTTTCCAAATAAGTCTTGTTTAGCTTGTGCTTGACTGACATTATCATTATAGATAAATACTTTTTCAACTGTGGGGAAAACAAAGTTATAATTTACGTATTCGCCTGATTCCTTAGCTTGTACACGACCGCTGATCGTTACTGTGTCCCCTAATTGAATGAAGTCAGGTAAGAAAGCTGAACCGTACGCAACTTTTACATTAGATCCCTTTTCTTTTTCAAACAAAGGAACTGAAATAATTTTCTTGTCGCCTTTTGCTGTGTTTACTGTTCGTGTATTCTTTTCGTTTACTTGTGCTGTAACTGTGATAATTGCCATTTTTTATTTTCCTTCTGTTGCTTTCCAAATTGTCATGATATCAAAGATTTCTTTTTTTGTCTTTGTTTTAAGTAGTTCCATATTAGGATATCCAAGTTCTTCAGCTCGTTTTAGTGCTGGCTGGATCTCTCTAAGTCGTTGCTTTTCAGCTTCCAACAGTTTCTGTTCTTCTGTCAAGTCAGGGAGGTCTTCATTCATATAGATATATAAACCTAAACCGTGCCTTGCGATTGCTTTTACTAAACAGCGTTGAATTGCTTTATTCACGTCCATTGAAGTAATTTTTTCAAGCGGAATTGACTGGTTTCGATAGTCCATTACTGGTAAATTTTCAATGTGTTCTAAGCCCTCAATAGTTACACCGACCTCAACCCAAGCTGTGCGACCGTCTGTGTGATAATTCCACTCGTCCTTGTTCTTATAAATCTTGTTTGTTGCTTCAGGATATATTTTTTTTACTTCAGACCATGCAAATGCCCAAGATAGATAGTCTAAATTATTCTTTTTACTTTTCTTGTCATTTACATTGATAACACTTAGTGCTTCAAATACGCTCATTTATAGAAAACCTCTTCTTTCCAACCTTGACTTTTAAGTTCATCTACTTGATCACGACCATATTCAGAGAAGTCAAAATCTGATGCACATTCTTTTGATAAAGTATTAAACAAATGCCCGAAATATACTTTCTTTTCTTCACTCATATAATGAGAAACATTAGCTTCTAAATACATTACTGACCGTTTTTCCTTTTTTTCTTCATGCTTTGTATCTGAAAGCTCATAAAAGTTATCTTTCTCTTTTTTAAGTTTTTCAGTAACTTTTTTCACAACTTCTTCAAGCTGTTTTTCATCAAATTTAATATTAATTGTTTCCATTTTCTCCTCTTTCTACTTTTTTATCCATTTATAGCCGCCTGCGCTTTTTGCTTTTCCGTTACAACAACGGCCTATACTACTTGCATCAATCCCTGTTTCTTGTCCTGCTTGTGTCATTGATTCAAATTCATTTAATACATTGTCATTTAAGTCTAATTGAATAACTTTTTTAAAGTGTTTTTCAGCAACCCTTTTTGTTCTAGTGCCATGTATGATGTTTTCTCTTACAGTGCACCATTCAAGATTACTTAAATCATTATTTAACTTATTTTCGTCAATATGGTTTACACAAGGCTTTTCTTCAGGGTTATCTATAAAAGCAATTGCTATAATTCTGTGTAAAAATAGTTCTTTCTGTTTATCATGCCCATATAAATGATGCCTTAAATATCCACTTTGATTAAGATAAGGTTTAAGTATTCTTCCGCTTTTTATATTTCTAACTTTGCCTAGATTAGATACTTCATAATTTTCAAAACCCTCAATTTTAACAAAAGTTTCAACTTCGCTCATTTTCTCCTCTTTCCACGATAAATACGTTCCCTTGTCTTGTAATTTCAATATTATACTTAAGCATAGGCAGGATCCAACCTTCGTCACAGTAGCTCCATAATTCGCTTATCAAGCCATATAGGCACTCGTTAGGGCCAACCCTATACTTTGTTTCGTTCATCTCTTTGAGCTCTTTAGATAGCTTTCTGACGCCTCTAGCATAATGTTTACTAGCTTTTTCTTCTGCCCTTAAACTTTTGTAATTGCTTTTCATATATGAACTCTCTAATATCTTCTTTCTGCTGTTTTTCCTCTTTATCAGACCAGCCAACTTTTTGCCCTTTTCGTTTGCCACTTTGATAAACTCGTCTGTTATCATCAGGAAAGCCATTTTTCTCGAAGTACATTCGAGCATATTCAAAGTAGTTTAAACTGTTGATGTACTGCTGACTATCTTTTTTGTGATAATTGAGAGTCATTAATCGCCTTTCAGCTAAACTTTGGAAAGATGTTATCATACTTCTTCTTCAACGAAACCTAAAGCCAACAAGGCTTTATATTCCTCGCTGCCTTCTTTAACTTCAAGAGCATCTTGTTCGAATTTTGTTAATTGTCTAGACTGTCCAGCATAATATAATGCAGTTCCTCCGCTACTATCAGAAAAGTTATAAAACTTAAATTTAGGTTCAATAACTTCATAACCGTTAATGACAGCTTCAACCATTTTCGATTGCTCGTAACACTCAAAAGCACTACTTGGATATTTAACGCCGTCTATCCAATTGTATCCATAACCAAAACGAGTGATGTGACAAAGCGCTTGTTTTTTGTTTATTTCATCTTCAAGGTTTCCAAAAGTTTTAAGAAAATCAGCTTGTTCTTGCGTTAATTTAACTACCATTTGTTTAATTCTCCTTTATTTCTATATATACTATTATATCAAAATTATTTATTATTATCAAGCGTTAGATGATATTTTTTCATTTATTTCTACTTTTAATTGCAATGCTTTAATCAATGCACGCTTAGAATAATCATTTTCACAAGCTGTATGCAATTTCTTTGACTGTCTGACTAGAAATTCAGCACGACCAAGCCATACTTTGAAAAGCTCGTCATTATGCCATTCGGCTTTTATCATCTCATCTAATGCACGATATAACCAGCCATACACTTCAGCGTGTAAATTAATAGCTTTGTTCTTGTAGTCGTTCATTGAGTTCATTTTTTGCTCTCTCTATTAATTCAAAGTCATCACTATATAAAACAGGTTTTGAATATTGTTCATTCATGTTAAACCTTGAATAATAGTCATAGAAGTATTCATTTACTTTTTCATGGTAATAAACAACGTATTTTTTATCACTCATTTTCTGTTACTTTTCCTTGTACTTTAGCTAAGTCTAAGAAAGCCTGTGCTGATTCTTTCGTCGTCTCTAACGGAGTTTCAACCTTTACTTTTTCCACTAGTTCGCTATCAGGTTCTTTTTTCGATTTATTGACACAAGTAAATACTGAATCTACATAAGAGAAGTTTAAATCATCATCAAACTGATATCCACGCGCTTTGACTGATAACTTAGAGAAGTCGTTATGCTTTCCGCGTTTAGGGCTTAGCATTAACATAAACTCTGCCCAAGCTGTAAGAGTAGAACCACCCAAGGCATCGCTAGGTTTTACCATATAGGCTTTGTCGTCCATTGAGTTTGCATAAGCTGATTTGTTTGCATGAGCCACCAGTAAGAAAGTTACATCTTGGAAAAGTAACTTTAAGCGTGTAATTCTTCTAAGCATTGGTTCAAAGTCTTTACTATAAAGGATATCTCCGTTTCGCAACATGGTCATTAGGTTATCCAATATAACGAATTTGATGTCATTTTCTTTGATATACTCATATAACAAATTCATGTGGTTGGAATCATCAAGCATAAACTCTCCACCTGTCAAAAAATGTAAGTCTTCTGGTGCATTATCTTTATTTCTAAGCCTTTTGTTTAACTCTCTGTCAGTATCTTCATTATCTATGTATAGTGTCTTACTACGCTTTGTGTCATAACCAAAAAAAGGTAACCCTTGCGACACCATTAAAGCCATGTGCATTGCTAGAGAGCTTTTAAACGACTTAAACGGTGCTACTAATATCCCAGCTTGAGAGCTAGGCATTAACGTATCAATAAGCCAGTCATCTTTTAAATTTATTAAGTCTTCACGCTCTTTTAAGTGCTTAGCTGTCTGTACTTTTTCAAATATATTGGTCACTTTTTAATTCTCCCCTTTTGGTTTATAGTTTTCAATACATATATGCCGTGTAATGTATTTTCTTTGCTAGTACACCATTCTAGGTTATTTAAATCGTTATTTTGCTTGTTTCCGTCAATATGGTTTACTATTTTTTTATTTTCTGGGTTAGGAATAAAAGCGAATGCTAATAATCTATGTTTTTTCACTTTCAAAGTTCTATTATCAAAACTTACTGAAAATTGATAATAACCGTCTTTGTCTTTGTGCTCTTTTTTTTGTTTACCGTTTTTAGAAAATAGTTTTCCGTCTTTTGTTAATGTGTATCTTTCTAACGCTTTTTTATATAATTCATCATTAAACTTCATTTATTTCTCCTTTAGTATATAATAACAAAAAAGACTTGAAAAGTCAAGCCTTAATTCCATTTCTTTCTTTTATAAATTTGTTTATACTATCTTGATTTAATCGTTTAGATATTTTTCTTAGTTCCTCATTAGTTTTAGCCATTTCGCTTTTATTCTTCTTATTTTTCTTTCTTTTATCACTAGCTTTTTGTTTGCATTTACAGCACTTTAAATAACTTACACCACTTGCTTTTCTTATTTGCTGACACTTAATACATTTATTTTTCATTTTTTTGTTTCTCCTTTATTATATTTATATCTTATCATTTCTTTTTGTATTTGTCAAACATTAAGTTTTTCCCCCCGTCAAGTAATTACTAGAGATTCTTTCTTGAAAGTTAATTTGTTATTTGTCGTAAGCTCTAATTTAGTGTAATTACTCCGCTCATTTAGTTTTACGTGCTGTGAATTGGCATAAACTAATCAGCACAACCTGTCAGTAAATACTGCAATTTCAGTAAGTAAGTCAAACAACGGCTTTCAAATAGTATAAAACTAAGACACCTTAAACTTAAATACTTATCTCTTATAGAGTTACATGGGGTTTATGTAATCAGGTATTCTCGACTTCATAGCTTACTCAGCTCGTTTTGATGTTTATCACATCGCTATACTTTCGTACCTCAACCGCCTATGGGTTATATATTCAATTACATAGATAATAATAACATAGACATTTTCACTTGTCAAGTATTATATACTTATATTTTAACATATTGCATTTTACACTTTGAGTTATCCTATGTTATGTAAATTATTCTAATCCCTCTAATTCTCCTTTCTTGATGATAAATTAATTATATACTTTTATTTTATACTTATCAAGAATAATAATATTGTTCGTAAATAACTATTGTTTTTATGCTTGTGCATATTTATTGACATTTATTGTTCGGTTTTAGCTATTATTTAATGTGCAAAAAAAACGTAGTAGAATATATTAACCTTTAATTTTGGACACTAATAATTATTTTTCCGTACATTTTATTTTTCTTGTTTTCTTAAACATTTCACAATTCCAGTACAAGATAAAAAGATTATCAAACACTCCGGAATTCCTTTAGAAATCTTACAAACAATAAGCTAATTGTGCTTACTGATACCATACTTTACAAACAGGACACTCAATGCACTTACATTCTGCCACTTCTAGTCAAATTTCGGTCAAGCGTGAAACAAAAGCCCTAAGGGGCTAATTTCTTTTTTTTAATATAATTTATTTATTTTTCTCTAAATCAAAATGTATTGCTGGCTGATTGTTCCATAGTTCTAATGTTTCCTTATCTACTTCTGGCTGATTCATGTATTCTCTGTTCATTCTAGCTCTTGTATTATCTACTTTAAGTTTAATACGTTTCTTGTATTCCTGCTGTCGTAAGTACATTAGATATTTATCTCTAGCCATAGTTACCTCCTATAAATAGTATAACATAGAATGCCTACAAAGTCAATCATATCTTACATAACAGAGGATAACACTACTCCAAAAAGTGGATATGCTATAATAAATACAGAAGTTAAGAGAGGAAAGCAAATGACAGAAGAACAGCTATTATTTAAGCAAGAAACATTGTCAGAAGTTGACTTTAACGAGTTCTTACTTAACGCTGTTGAATGTGGTTTGATTAATCTTGATACAGCTTTAATTTTTAAGGGAGAATAAAGAAATGAATAAAGAACATATTTTAGCACAAAAAGAAGTATTAGCTCCGATTGAATATGAACATTATGTTAAACACTTATTTGATATTGGAGAAATTACTAAAGAGCTTTATATTGAATTGAGTTCTGATTTATGAGCAAAGCCTTAGCGATTGACTTTAGCACTTCTAATACTGGTTATGCGTTTCGCAATCCTTTGACAAATGAGTATGTAGTCGGTTCAATTGCAGGTGGTAAAAGTAAAGACCCTTTGGAACGTGCAAAACTAATTGCTGACGGTATAACAGAAGTCATTGAGCATTATAACTTATTTGATTATTTTATTTATATTGAAGAACCTATTATCACGTTCAAGTCTAAGGGTAACATCTCATTGATTAGAGCTAACGGTTCATTCTTAGGAGTCATGCGTAACCGTCATAACATTGGCTATGTTGATATACCTAATTCCAAATGGTGCGGTTATCATCTTATCAAAGGTAAAAGCAAAGCAAGAAAAGAACAAAGCATTGAGATACTTAAGAGCTATAACATAGTACCTGATAATGATATCAATGATGACCAAGCTGACGCCTTTTGTATCTTACTCTATGTAGAAAGTCAGGAGAATAAATGATTGTAATTAATATTGCCTTGATTATTCTAGGCATTTTATATGGTGTAGGTTCAGTTACCAACTTTAAAGAGTGGTATTATCGCCATGACTATCTAGCTATTGCATTGAGTGTGTTTACATCTATCTTATTGGTAGTGGCTGGAATATTAAACGTGTTGAATTAAAATAGTAGGTGCGCTGATTGAGGGTGCTTAAATGTTATAGAGTTGACAGCCTAAGCAGAGGGTGCAAGGTAACTAACAGCCCTTTGCACATTGCGAGCATAGTATAATGGTAATGCTACAGATTCCAAACCTGTAAACGTGGGTTCGATTCCTACTGTTCGTGTTCTCCTTTATTTTATTATATGTTATAAGTTATAGTTCTTATGGCATATGGTAACAGGATATGGTGTTAATGGTAGCATGCGTGTTTTGGGAACATGTGGTGTTGGTTCGAGTCCAGCTATCCTGATGAGTGGTGTATAGTCCATAGACGAAGTGCTAAGCTATTGCGCAGTACCTTGGCACAACTATACAGATAACTGGTGCACGGTTATATCAGCTAACGAAAGTCCTAGTGTATTAAAGTGTCACAGGCATAACTAAGTGACAGCTGGTTAGAGTAATAAGTTGTACTAACATGGTGTAGGGTTCGAATCCCTACTGCTCTATAATAAGATACCTGCTACTGATAGTTAGGAATAACAAGATGAGGTAGTCATAGTTAGCGGTATAGTCTAATGGTAAACGTTGGTTCGATTCCTACTACTGCTATAAGATAAGGGAGAAGCGAATGATTATACTATTATTTATTATTATGTTGTTCATCAGTCCACGTATAGCATTGCTGATATTGTTGTTGGCTATTAATCCAATGCTCGTATTGCTATGGCTATTGATATGGCTTGCTATTAAACTATGAGCTAATCAA